AATTACAACCATTCTTAGGTGATGTAATTCATGAAGGTAGGTTTGGCCAATCCATGCGATTTGGATATACACCACAAAATACAAAGCAAAGTGACAATAAAATAAAAGGTGTTGTTAATGAACCATCGTGGCAATCTACAACTCCCCAATCGCCAATCACTATCATCAGAAATGGTGGTCAGTCCAATGGTTATAATAAATTTGTAATAGAAGATATCAATGAAGATGACTCTTCAATATGGTTAGGTTCTAAACAAAAGATTGGTTTGAAATCCTCTAACAACTTTACATTAGGAGTTATACCAACTGGTACATATAAGAACCCACAAATCATATTGAACTCAGATAGAGTTGTGATTAATTCTAAATCAGACTCCGTTCTTATTAGCGGCGACAAGTCAGTAAACGTATCGACTACAAATTGGAAAGCCGATATGGATACTATATTCAGTCAGTTGGAAGCAATCACCGATGCACTATTACAATTAGCACCTGCCATAACCGCAGCCACAGCGGGACCCCTTCCAGTTCCAAGTCTTACTACGGCAGGACCTCAACTATTATCTACGATAACTCAGGTAAAAACTCAGTTAACATTAATGAAACAATAATTATAGATACAATATATTTATTACTATGGACACAAAGAAATTAATTAAAGCAATTCAACTCCTTATCAAGGAAGAGGTTAGGACGGAAGTAGCTAAAGAAAAGAAGGCACTTCGTAAATCTCTTATGAACGAAATTAAAAAATCCCAACCAAAAGTTGTGGAGAAAGACCCACTTGATGTTGGTCATATATTTAAAGAGAACACACAACAACCTAAACCACAACAAGAGAAGTCATATACAAGTAACTCAACGTTGAACGATATGTTAAACGAAACCGCAGAGAGTGGTGAGTGGAGAAGTATAAATTCTAATGGGGTTGGTAGTGGTATGTTCCAATCATCACAAGCACAATCGTTTGGTGGTGGTATGGGTCAACAACCTCAAGTGTTACAAAACGCAGATGGTAGAGCAGTCTCAACCGACCAACTACAACAAACAGACGCAGGTAAAGCAGTAGTTGACGCACTAACACGTGACTACTCAGGTTTGATGAAACATATGAATAAGAAAAAGGGTAGCTAATGGCGGTTCGTAAGGAGTATACAAGAAACCCACTTGACCTTAAAAAAAACAAGGCAATTGGAGTTCAACTACCATTAGGTGGTAGCCCTTTATTTAAGTTGTCGTATACTACTGAAGAACAGGCGATATCTAATCTCAAGAATCTATTACTTACTCGAAAGGGTGAACGTCCATTCCAACCATTATTTGGTTCTGATATATACTCGATACTATTCGAACAAATAACCGAAAACATAAATAATGAGTTAGAAGACACTCTACGAGATGATATTAAATTTTGGTTACCTTATATAGTTGTGGATAGTATAGTAGTGAATGCTGAGAATGACTATAATAGAGTAAACATAAACCTCGTAGTAAGGGTTACGGAGAATGGTGCTAATACAAATATAACAGTTCTTGTTTCAGAGCAAGGTGATATATCTATTGTTTAAGGATAAGACATGAGTGATAAAATAAAAAAAGATGTAAACTTAGTAGGTAGAGACTTTGGTGATATTCGTAAGAACCTCATAGACTTTACTAAAAACTATTTCCCAAATACCTACAATGACTTTAACGAGTCGTCGCCGGGCATGATGTTTATGGAAATGGCATCGTATGTTGGTGATGTATTATCATACTACACCGACGTTCAATTGAGAGAATCAATTCTTGAAGAAGCTCAAGAGAAATCAAATGTATTTACAATAGCACAATCTTTTGGATATAAACCAAAGTTATATGTACCAGCTACATCAACATTAACAGTTTATCAAATCATACCATCACAAGGTAGTGGTGATAACGTTAAACCAAACTTTGATTACGCACTCACTTTAAAAGAAGGTATGGTCGTTGGGTCATCTACAAACTCAGACGTTGAATTCAGCACTATTGATAAAGTAAGATTTGGGTTCTCATCATCATTTGACCCTACTGACGTTTCAGTATATCAAATAGACGAGACTACTGATGAGCCTGTTTATTATTTATTGAAGAAATATGTAAAAGCGGTTAGTGGTAAGGAAAGGGAAGTAACATTTGATTTTACATCACCAAAACCTTATGATAAAATAAAGTTATCAGACGATGATGGTTTGATAGATGTTGTAAACATTATAGATGACGATAACGACACTTGGACCAAAGTAGAATACTTAGCACAAGACACTGTGTTTGAAGAACTTCCAAATACAACGGACTACTCAATCGCAATGTCGGGATATGCAAACGAAACCCCATCATTACTGAAACTAAAACGAGTTCCTAAACGATATGTAACTCGTATTACTGACGATGGTGAGATAGATATTCAATTTGGAGCTGGTATATCATCAAACGCTGATGAAGAAATACTTCCAAATCCAGATAATGTAGGGTCAGCATTATATCCAGCAAGTGGTGACTTGGACCAAGGTATCGACCCATCTAACTTTATGTATGCTAAGACATATGGGGTTGCTCCATCAAACACTACATTGACTGTAAAATATAGAGTAGGTAATGGTGTAAATGATAATGTCCAATCATCAGACTTAACTGAAATCATCGAACGTGTTATTGAAACCGACACCACTACATTAGTAACTGACACTGTTAATGTAGTTCGTAATTCAATAGCAGTGACCAACGAAGCTGCTGCTGGTGGTGGTGCATACGAAGAGGAAATGGATGAGGTTCGTAATAATGCACTTGCATATTTCAGAGCACAAAATAGAGCCGTAACACGAGAAGATTATTTATTAAGAGCATACGCATTACCACCTCAGTTTGGTTCAGTAGCAAAAGCATATGTGGCTCCCGACTTCCAAATCAATACTTTGTTGGATGATGGGTCTGACCCAATACCAAACCCATTGGCTATCAATTTTTATACATTAGGATATAATTCTGACAAGAAGTTAACACAACTAAATGCGGCTACAAAACAAAACTTACAAAACTACATATCATATTATCGTATATTGACTGACGCAGTTAATATCAAAAACGCATACATAGTAAATATCGGTATTGAGTTTGAATTGATTGTACTTCCTAACTATAACTCAAATGAGGTTCTATTAAAATGTATTGACGCACTTAAAAAGTTCTTTAATATTGATAGAATGGGAATTAACAGACCAATTATATTAACTGATATCTATGTATTGTTGGATGGTGTTGATGGGGTACAATCGGTAATCAGACCTGATAAAGAAGGTAATGGTGGTCTTCAAATTGTAAACAAGTATAATGGTAGTTACTCAACAAATAAATACAATATCCAAAACGCAACTCGTGATGGTATCGTATATCCACCCAAAGACCCAACTTGTTTTGAAGTAAAGTATCCAGATGTAGACATTAAAGGTAGAGTGGTATCACTTTTTTAAGAGGTAGAAAATGATTTATAGAATATATCCAAGTAAAGACGCAACCCTATATGAGGACACCCCTCGTAAGGTACAAAACACGGGTAAAGATGAGATTCTTGAAATCGGTAAGTTCTATGACACCAACAACACTACGTTGTTAGGTAATAGTAGAGCTCTTCTTGAATTCGACCTTACCTCAATCTCACAATCGATAGTATCAGGTGATATTACATCACCACAATATAGATTGAGATTGGAGAATATAGAAAATCGTGAGATTCAATCTGATTATGATTTATTTGTATACCCGTTATACCAAGGGTTTACGGAAGGTATTGGTTCTGAAACAGACACACCACATAACACAACACACGTTAGTTGGGTAAGCAGGAGTCTATCAGAAACATGGGACACATTAAATTCCACAGTTGGTAAGCCAGTCAATCCAGATAGTATACCATCTCTTGAAGCATACTACAACTTTACCGAAAACGCAGGTGGGTTTGAGTTGGTAGAACCAATCAAGGGTACTGAAAACGACTCACCAACTCTTGTTATTAGTAATGGGTTACTAATACTATCTGCATCCAACTATGGGGGTGGTACTGCAAACTTATCCGCATCATTAGATGAAAGCGAAGTATATACAATTGCATTTGACGCAGACCTCGGAACTCTAAGTGGAATTGATTTTAGAATCTATAAACCAGATGGTTCTTATTATGATGATTCTGAAGTTACAAATTATACGGATAGGTTAACAGGTAATAGTTCATATGAAATTAAGTTTACTGGGTCAGCTGCCATAGGTGATAATAATATTCATAAAGTCCAGTTTACATACTTTGACCAAAATGGAGAAGATGGGTCAGCCGGTTCATTGGATAACTTCTTTATCTATTCGGTGATATCTGAAGAAATAGTTGTTTTAGACCAATTTAACATCGATGGTACGATTCCATCAACATATATTGTAAACAACAAAATACTAAATGAAGGTAACTCAGACCAAACCAGCGTTGTTGAGGGATTCAAGTTAGTAATGTCAGGTTCAAACTTTGGTGGAGCTACATTAAATAGAAAAGTGTCATTACAAGAGGATGCTACTTATACTGCAAGTTTTGATATTGATTCAGGTACATTCCAACCAACCGATTCGTCTGGTAACCCATTGGGTATTGTATTTGATATTCAAGAACCTGATGGTAGAATATTAGATTCATCGGAATACCTACAAAACTCATTTATATCAAACATAACATCATCTCAAAGTCCGATAGTTTATTTCAAAGCACAACAAGATGGAAACCACAACTTTAGATTTACATTCTTTGGTAGTGGTAGTGGTGATTTTAGTGGGTCTTTAGATAACTTTAAACTACAATCATTCGATGTATCTACTGGGTCTGCATTTACCGACTTTAAGTATGATGCACATTGGATTACAAATACAGGTGGTGGTACTTGGTATACCGCGTCATTCGATTCCGCAAATCACTATTACCAATCATTTACAAAATACACCAATGACCTTGATGTGGAAGTTACTGATTATGTATCTGAGTGGTTAGATGGTACACGTGTAAATAACGGATTCATTATTAAGAAGTCTAAAGCAGATGAACAATCAACTACTAAGTTTGGTTCAATCAAGTTCTTCTCCTCAGACACCAACACAATCTACCCACCGGTACTTGAGGTTCGTTGGGACGACACTACATTTGTAACTGGCTCGTTAGACGCACTTGACTCTGACGATATGATTGTATATGTAAAAAATCTTGGAACTGAATATAAAGAATCGTCTAAGGGTAAGATTAGAGTATATGGTAGAGATAGATTCCCAGCAAGAACATTCTCATCAACATCAAACTATACATTGGTTAAGTATCTACCAACCACCTCATATTATTCGGTAGTTGACGCGGATACAGAGCAAGTAATTATTCCGTTCGACACTAATTATACTAAAGTGAGTTGTGACTCCGAAGGTAACTATTTTAACTTTTGGTTTAACGGATTACAACCTGAGCGATTCTACAAGTTTGTATTTAGAGTTGACCAAAACGGAACAACTAAATACTTCGATGATAACTTCTACTTTAAGGTGGTTAGATAATGGCGGAAAGACAAATTAAAAGAAATGGTAGAGGCCAGATAGTGTCCTATGAAATATTTGGAGCTAATGATTCTAACATTGATTCAGACTCATATGGTAAGTCGGTATTTAATACTGATGGTGAAATCGGAACTAAGGTAAGTAAGTTTAATGAATCATCTTTTAATGACACACTTGACGTTTCCATTTCAGATGAATTAAGAAGGCCATTAAATAATGTTCCATTGAGTCAGGAGTTAGGTGAAATTGCATTAAACTTTATAGTAGATACTCAAGGGTCTCGTGGTCCAAATGGTGTAAGTGGGTAATGTATGTCGTTAGATAGATTTGTAAATAAAGACCAACTAAGTGGGTATACTCCTACTTTTGGTAAGACTATCGAGGAATCGATTGACACTCAAGACCTCTTCTTATCCGAGAATGAGATTAAGGGTGACTTTGACATTATAGCAGAATTAGACTTTACACCTAATCAAGAGATACACGTATACGCAGATGACAATCTTATACAATCATCGTATGGTAACTTTATACAATACATAAACAAGTCATCACGTCCTGAAGTATATACTACACCTGAATCTGATTTAAGAAACAATGGAATCCAGCAGGGTGCGTATTCTATGGTTTATAACTTCCATCACAAGGTTGTTTCAAATCTAAAAGTAGATTCAATTTCGGCAGACCGAAGTGAAATAAAATTAGTATATGCTAGTAGTGGTATAACCAATGGGTTTATTCCCATAATTCAATCATTACTAAATGACACTGGTGTAAACGCATTTGATACTAATGGTGTAAAAAAAGATATCGTTCTTAATTTTAAGAATAATAATATTTACGACATTGTAAATGTTGAGTTCGATGGTATTAGACAAGGTGTAATTACTGAAACCCTATCATACCCAACCTCATTCAATTCCACCAATGGGTTACCAACTACATTCATTCCGTTTGATAATAGATTTGAAGGTTCTTTAGATGGTTGGAGAACAATGGTTGAGGTATACACCCCTGCTATTGGTCAGTCATCTGATAGTTTTGGTAAACTCACAGGTAGGTTTAGAAAATACAAACTAAATCAAAATGTAGATGGTACATTATCATGGCAAGGTGGTCAAAACACATTTGTAGACCAAGTTCCAGACGACTTAGCTGCGGATGAGCCATCATTACAATCTACAATAAATGCAGATAACGACATATTCGTAGAATCATTAAGTCAGAGTGCATTAAATCTAACATATAAAAGATTTGATAATACAGTAACACAAATACAAAGTGTAATTCTAAAACTCAATAGACCACTGGGTGATGATGTTGATATCAATAACCTATGTGATGTTGATGCTAGGATTATGAAGTCTTGGGTAGAAAAGATTATTGCATTTCCAAGTATTCAAACTGAAGATAGGCCAAATTTCTCTGAGCCAGACTTCGGAATGGATATGTCCGATATGAAAGGTGCTAATGGGGTTGATTGGCAAAATTGGAATTCTTTATTAGATGTAGATGCAACAACATCACAACAACTAATCAACACATACTTTAGCGGTTCATTAGGTGAGACAACACTCAACATCGATTACTCAGACTTCCAAAACTTTGTACACTTCTCATCAGCAACGGAACGTGTTGATAATTTTAAATATAAGTTACAACAAATCGAAACTTATAACGATAGAATAACTTTATTAGAATCCGTAAGTGGTTCTGATGCATTGACCAACATATCTCAATCGTTGGTTCGTAGAGATAGAATTGTTGGTGGGTTCGATGATTTCGAAAATTATCTATATTACAAAACTGATGCAAGTATATATACACATTGGTCTTCGTCTGATTATACAATAGAACCATATCCAAAAACGTCAACCTTTCCACACGTACTAAAAAGTACAACATCAGCAGATGGTAAGAACTGGTACAATGGTGTATACGCTTCTGCTTCATTATATGATGAGTTCAATGACGCAGCATTACGTAAGATGATTCCAATACATTTACAAAGTGACCCTCGTAACACGGAGTACACTACGTTTGTGGATATGATTGGACAACACTTTGACATTCAATGGTCATACATTGAGTCTTTGACTGATATAAACGAACGTGAAGAGCATCCTAATGATGGTATGTCTGGCGACTTATTAAAGTCCGTCGCGGAGTCTATGGGTTGGAAGTTATCCAATGGATACTCAGACGTATCACTTTGGAAATATGCACTTGGCGTTGAGTCGGATGGTACACTAAATCAGACAGGCGCATTACAATCTAAATCAAGAGATGAGATTACAAAAGAAACTTGGAGGCGTATTGTAAATACAATGCCAATGTTATACAAGACTAAAGGTAGTGCAAGGTCAATCAAGGCAATCTTATCAACATACGGAATACCACAAGCGTTCTTACAAATTCGTGAGTGGGGTGGTCCTACAATATCAACTCGTAAAAATACTTACGAGCAAGAACGTTTTGTATATAAGTTACAAGCATCTCCATCAAAGTATATCTCAAACCCATGGGATGATATCCAATCGGATAGACCAAACTCAATCGAGGTAGTTGGTAAAATGCCAAAAGGTAATTACCACATCTTACGATTAAGTGATGGTGGTGATAACGTGGATTTATTTTGGGATTATCTAAATGAAACTGCAAGGATTAGACTAAAAGTAAATAGTACTGATATTATATCGTCATCATATGTTCCTTACAAACAACGTAGGGAAGTTGCAGTATCTTTAAATTCAAGTTCAATTGATATCAATGCGGCATGGGTTGATGATTGGGGTGAGGTACTCGCCAATCCAACGGCAACATTGAGTGGTGGTAACTCAACATTCAATAGTGTATGGACCTCAACTGGAACAGTTCAAGTTCCAGGTCCTACAACGGATTCAAATGTAAACTCATATGAGACTGCAAGTATTCAAGAGATTAGATACTTCAGAGATACTATCTCAAATGAAATCATAACCGAACACGCTAAAAATAGAGAAGCATACTTTAGTGACGACAACACAACTGACTTAGATATCGACACTTCGTTTGATAAGTTAATGTATCGTATATTCCCAGATAGTGGATTTAAAACAAATAGTGGTTCTATAAGTTCGATACATCCTAATCAAAAATTTACATCGTCTGATAGTGGATTAGTATTGTCGGCTTCTTTAATCAATATGAAACCATTGGATTTGGTAGGAGAGGTTGATACACAATTTGTAACAATCCCATCCGTTGGCGCACTTAACTTAATGAATAACAAAGTTCGTATTGAGTCAGCATCATTAAAGGGTGTTCTGAGTCCTGACAAGTCAAATGAGTTATCTCAATTTGATTACGCTCCATTAGACTCAAATCTATTGGGTACATACTTCTCAACAACGGATACCGTAAATTCAGACATATACAACTCAGAAGGTTACTTCGAAGCAGATGATTGGGTGGGTGACCCTGATAAAAGATATAATGAGGATTACCCATTATTAAAGTATAGAGCAAAGAATTACTTCCAAAAATATACAAGTGGTACTGCTTTAGATTTAATCATGGATATGTTATCAAGATATGATATGTCGGTGTTTGACCAAATCAAACAACTATTACCAGCACGTGTTGATTGGCATAAAGGTATTTTAATAGAACCACACGTATTTGAAAGAAACAAATACCAAAGGGAACGTGATATTACTATATCACGACACTACTATGAAGGTTCTATTGACATTGGTACTAATATAATCACCGCAAGTCGTAATGATTATGATATCGCGACGATTGACTTATATGATTACAAACCATCTACATACAAGTTTGATATCGCTACTTTAAGTGGTAATACATATGTGAATCGTAATAACGGATATTGGGAATATTCACCAACTGGGTCTACGATTACTAACGCTAGACTATCTAACATATACCAAGAACCCAAATACTTCTTTAGTTCTAAGGAAGATGCGGAGACATTAACTCCAAATTCAACATCATTTGAATATGCTGAGGTTCAAGATACGAGATTACCACTTGCCCTTGAAAACTTATATTACAATGGATGTCGTGTTACAAGTGACTCACTAACAACCGACTCAGAAGATACACCAGATGGTGGGCCTGTGGTAGAGATTACTGAGGTAGATTCTAATGTATTGGTGTTCTCAGGTCAAAGTGGTGATACACTTTCTACTGAAGAAACTACCAAATCAAATGTTGTAAGGCAAATGCCAATCGACGAATTAGTATCGGTTCGTAAGGATAGGGAACGTAAGTTAAAACCACAACCACCAAAAGCAGTAGAAACACAAACTTTAAGACCATTACCATTCGTATATAGGCCAAGTAAACCGAAGGCTCCATTGAGAGAACGTAAGACTGATAACCTATTAAAAACGATATTCCGTAATAATAGGGGTTAAAAAGTTAAAAAACTATATTTATATACACAAAGAGGAAACGCACTATGGGATTTTTAGATAATTCATCAGTAACAGTAGACGCTATTCTTACCAAAAAAGGTAGGGAGTTATTAGCGCAGGGTAGAGACAAGTTCCAAATCACTCAATTTGCATTAGCAGATGATGAGGTTGATTATGACCTTTGGAATCCAGCACACTCATTAGGGTCTGACTATTATGGTATCATAATAGAAAATATGCCTGTAATCGAAGCCATCACGGACGAGAATTACGCAATGAAGTATAAGTTGTTAAGCTTACCAAAGTCAACTACACGACTACCTTACATTTCAGTTTCACCATCAGCACTTACGTTGGATGAGGGTGTAAACAATACAGTAATCGCAGTAACTACCAAAAATGGTGGTAACGAGAACTTAGGTTATACTGCAATACTACTCAACAAAGATGCTGGTAGTATTAGTGGTAATCCTGGAGTTCCTGGTAATGTTACACCAATCGTAAGTGTTGGTTCATACAATACCGCACAATCACAAACAGTTGTAGGTAAGAATCAATTCACATTCTTATCAGCAGCTAACCTACCAAATGATACAGCAATATCAACTCGTATCGTTATCATTGGTAATGAGACTGGTGGTAGAACTGAGATTGACGTAACTGTAAACCCAGTGACTGATGCACAAACTAACGTGGTTGTTGTACAATCACCTCTATAATTAAAGGAATACTAAAATGGCAATACAAGGAATAAGTGGTAATGGCGGTGCCGGAGGCGGTGGTTTCGGAGGCGGAGCTGGCGGTGGAAA